GCCGTCTTTGCCGCCGATTGCAGCAACAAGTTTTTTTACTTCAGCTTGCTTGCTTGCGGTGTCGAGTTCTTTAGCTTTCTTCTCTTGGTCTTTTATGCTTTGGAAGTTTTTTTCAGTTACACCTTTATAATTAGATAGATAGCTTTGTGCCTGATCTTTTGAAAGTCGGTTGTTCTTTGCGAACTCTTTAATTTGAGCGGCTTCGTCGTCTGTTAAGTCTTCGAGACCTTCAATTTTATATTTTAATTCTACTGCATCTTGCTTCTTCGCCGCTGGCTCAATAAGCTTTCCATCGGCTCCGTACTGTCCGAGGTTTTCTGTGTTCGGGTCTCCTCCGTTGGCGTAGGGATCGGCTTGCGATGATGATTGTCCCTGCTGGTTTCCTTGTTGCTGATCGCCATTCCCGCTCGTTTTAGGCGGCGTAAATTGCGGCGCGCCTGTCGCTGGTGCGGCCCCTTGCCCACCGTTAGAGTTCCCAGTCGTGCTTACTTGATTCATCTTTAATGAGGGGATTCTTAGAAACGTATTCATCTTGTTTTTCCTTTGCTATCGCTGCCATCAGGTGTCCTAACACTGACGGATCGGCTTTGGTTATATATCCTAAAATAAAAGAACCGGCTCTTTGCATTGCAACCTCTTCGGTCATCTGCTGCGGGTTCAGGCCCGCCGGTATTTCACTGAGTACGTCGTACTCATTTAAAAGAAAAAGAAAGAACTGATAGCCTGCGGGTGTCGCTAAGACAACTCGCAGGTTCTTTATCGCTACGCTTTCTTTTTCTTCTCGGGTCATTAGTTCATATTACCAGAAGCTTTAACTCGCGCAGTACAGTCCCAGCTTACGCCGTTTGAACTTATCCATCGAGTTAGGTCACCAGATAAAGTTATTACGTCAGTGGTACCACAGTAAAGTGCTGTGCCGGTGACATCGTAGGTGATTGCGCCTTTTGATGCGACTACAATTTCTTGGCCGGCATAACCGTCGTCGAAAGTGGTGATGGTTTTTGTGTTGTTGAGAAAGCTGTTAAAATATGTGCCACTCGCCACTGACGGAGTTGCGTCACCCGAAGCAAATGTCTGAATGGTTTTAACTTGGTTGGCTCTGATCTTTAACTGCGCTCCGGCCTTCACACACTCAACACCTTTGTCACAGACTACATCTGAGAACACACCTTTATAAGATGATGTTGCGTTGGAAATGTCTCTTGCGGCTACTCCTGCGAACACGGTCGTTGCGAACAACATTGTGAATATTAAAGCTAACTGTTTCATTTATCCTCCTTGGGGATTATTTTGTTGAATACCTAAATCTTTAGCTGCGCCTGCTTTCGTTTGAAGCTCTTGCAACTGTTGTTGTCTTTGCATATCAGCCTGCATCTTCGCTTTCATTGCGTCAACATCTTCCTTACTTCGGACGAGTCCATACGGTAAGAAAAGTCTGTCGGAATAAATATCAGCGAGCACATCTGTATCGAGCTTAAGCAAAATTTGCTGATTGATCGGTGCCATTGCGCCAATCATATTTAAGAAAGTCTGAATGTTCGGCAGATCAGCAGATCGCTGAGACTGTGCGAACAAAGAAATAAATGTCGGCTCAATCGTTTGACCGGATAATTCTTTCGGTGCCGGCGGCATGAACGGATCATCATAAAGCGTGAACTCTGCAATCATGTTTGCGAGCGGCTTATTGCCGGTCCATTCAAGTGACTGGAAGTTCGGACCAACCACGAGCTGCTTTTCAGACTCCACCGCTCTGACTTCTTCTGCGGTTCTGGTCTTTTGGTTCTGAGATAAATATAACAAAAAGTCCTGATAATATAATTTGCTGACTATGCTTCGTTCGTCCTGAATGTCCTGAATTAAATGCTGTACGGCCGGACTCATTTGAAAGAGTGGTTTAATACCACCCTTACCGATGTCGTCGTTTGACATTGGAACGTAACCTGACGGATTGGTGGTCAGGTAAGATTTCCTGAAATTCGCCGGACCCATGAATGTCGGGTCAGTGAGTTGCTGCAAGGCTTTATCTTTGTTGATGCGGTTTTTATTCAAAGACTTAATCACGCCCATCGCATCGAGTGTCGGGCCGCGCTCACCATAAGGGTACGCACCGCTTGAGGTCTTAGCCGCAAGGAATGGTTTATTTTTAAAATAACCGATCTTTAAGAATTTATTTGCACCGTAAACTTCAGTCTCCCAAAGATGGTTATTGCGGTATTTGCTGCTGGTCTGCCCGCTTGGTGCTTCATACGTCACAGAGATATAGGCTCGGTTTTTACCAAGCTCAATCTGTTTCGCGTTGTATTCTGGATTGCGCTCAATAATAGTTACTACGTCGATTTCTTCTGAATACGCGTTCGCGCAGTATGCTTCTTTTACATAGCCTGAAAAGTTATCCCAGATCGGAGCGCCGTTCTCGTCGTACTGCCCGTAACCATCAACGACGTTTTTCACACTCATTTTGCGGATATATATAAGTGTGTCTGCTCTGCCATCTAAGCCGCTCAGTAATCTGTATGAACCAACCGGTAAAGACGTGAAGAACATTTTATTGTCGCGCTTCTCTTTAAAGAGTACGGCGGTGTTGTTAATTAAATATTCATAATAGAACTCACCCATTGCGTGATATAGGTTCGACGCCTGTGAGTTGTACAGGCAACGTCGGTTGAAGGCATCAAACCAAGCCCTTACCGGCGCTATTTGATCCATTGTGGGGTCTTGGTGTTTATAAATAAACCAAGATCGAGTCGATGATGTATTGCCTTCGAGGAACCCAGCTACCCCAGACCGCAAAGCCAATATGTGAGTAGGGTCAACGATATGGTTATTATTACGCTTTCCATGTTGCTCTCCGGTTAAGAAGGGTAAACGGTGCGGAATGGTCCAGTAGGTACATTCTTTGAACGTATTAGCTACCTGATTATAATAAACATCGGCTTCTGATCTGATTAATTCATACCGGCGTAACGTCGGTGTTTTATTGTCGTACATTATCTGCCCCCTAGATAGAGGTCTGTTGCGGTGCTGGCACCCAATTTTGCCGCACTTTCAAAGCCGCCCATTGCTGCCTGTGATCTACGTTGTGCCCCAAATGCGGCCCAAGAATTGCTTATCTCTGTTTGCCACTGCCGGTTTTGTTCGTCGCGGATTAAAGCTTCTTGCTGTGCTTGGTATTGATTAATCATGTTTTGTTGCTGTTGCGCGGCGGCTTTTGTACCGAATGGGTCGGTTATATCGAAATTTAAACTGTTTGCGATTGGTCCAATCGGTAGACCAAGGGTAAAGATGTTTACGCCGTTTTTAACGTCGCCTTCATCAATGTTTAAATTAAAGTTCCCACCAAACGGATTTAGGTCTGCCATTCTCTAAGGTAATCAAACAAACGACTCGAAGTCTACCAATTTATAGGGGTCATAGACCTCAGGTTGACTGTTATCTTCATCTATGCCGTCCTGATTGTTCCACAGGCGCTCATTTACTTCTTCAGCGAAGCACAGAACTATGGCATCGGCCACGTCCGGCGACTTCCCGTACAGCTTTTTAATGTCTACTTTAGACCCAACTGACTTCTTACCGGTCACTTTATGTCGGGTCTCTTTGGCCCAAGTAAGCTGCCGGATCATGTCTTCTTCCCAGTCTTTTACGTCGGTCACCAGCCGGCCACCTTTGATCAAGAAGTCCCTTGTCATATAGTACATCTGCGCCCGTCTGTTTGAATACTCGCTGTCTTTCACGTCGAACTGGTCATTGGGTGAGGAACCAAACGCCACAAGGGTCCAGTGGTTCTTACCGTGGTTCTGCGCGAGCGTATAAAGAGCTGTTCCCTCGGCCTGATCTATGAACACGCGGTCTACTGAAAGCATCTTCTCCCAGTAACACAGTCTGTTATAAGTGTACCGGTGGTCCATATCACCCAGTAGTTTAAATCTCTCCAAGAGCCTGATCACATTGCCCTGCCGGTGGCACAACACTGTCTCGTCTCCACCCCTCCACGCCGGATCGCAGGTTAAAGTGCTCGGTAGGTGCTTCCTTGTGGGGTCTTCCGGTATTGGCGCGTTGATCGCACCCTCTATTATCTCGCGCCTAATAATACTGTCTACTGCGCTCTTACGGGGTAGCCCTCGAACGCGCACACGGAAGTCATCATGGTCTTCATCGCCGTTGCACTCTCTGAGTAAGCTCGCTACAAACGACTTATCGACGTGACTCTGGGTTCGGGTGTCTATGCGACGTGTGACCCACTCAGGACTGAGCATATTCTGCTCAAATTTGCTGTCTGGATCGTCTGAGTTACCCACTGCAATCCATATTTTAATGGTATCAACGTCTGTCATACCACCGTTTGCGTACTGCCAAATGATCGCAGGAATACCAGCGGCCTCGTCAAACCCCTGAAACAGAGCATGACCCAAGTTGTGAAACCCAGAGAAGCCGGCCGGATTGTGCTCATCCCAAGTTAAAGTCTTGGCCCACCAGCGTGGTCGCAGGTCTTCTTGTTTAACTATGAGCTGTTCACCCTGTAACTCGAAGAACTCGGGCCCATATCTGGCTAAGTTGAACCATTTACCAAGCTCCGGCCATGTCACTGCCCGTAACTGTGGAAGGGTATTGGCGCAAAAGCGGGCCTTGGTCATGTGGGTCATCATTAACATGATCGCGGTCATGGTCATAAAGCTGGTCTTAGCAGCTCCATTACCAGAACTAATATTTAGTTTATATGCTTTAAAGCGGGTGAGCGGGTTGGTGAGGTGCTTACTTAGCTTCGCCCACTCCTCCATTTGCCAGTCATACGGAGCCATTTTCTCTAACTCTGTACCCTTCTGACCGAACGGGAATATGATGTACACGAGTCTGCACAAATTAAATTTATTCTCGTGCAACAGTGCTCTGAACTCCGCAACGTCTGTGGCTAGACCGGCTAGGTTATTACTCATGTGTTATCACCGCTCTCAATCTCTATCTTGCCAATTCCCAGTATCCCGCATATCTGAACCGCCACACCCAACCGGCACCCAATAATACCGCGCTCTATTTTAGTATAGTTACTAAATGTCATACCAAGCTGCTTTGCCATCTGCCATTGCTGAATGTTTTTCTTCTCACGCAGCACCTTAATACTCTTACCCCACAGCTTCTCGACTTGCTTAACTGTGGCACTACGTCTGGTTTGTTTCATCTCCACCCCCTGTTGCTGGTATTGGTGTTACGTCTCTACTCTCAAGTTGCTTCATCCGGTCGTCGGCCCTGTTCAGCGTCTCA